AAGCCAAATAGCAGGTTGACATTTATTAGCAAAAGGATCACCTTTATGAAGTATATGTTTCCAAAGATTTTTATCACTACTAGTTGTATAATTAGAATCAGTTAACCAAAACCATAAAGTAAATGAATATTGATTTAAATTAGTAGATTCAGGCAAAAATTTAGATTCGATTATTTCAGGAATAATAGCACTTTTAGCTTTATTAATAAAATTTGGATTTTTTTTTTTATTTTTTAATAAATCTAGATATTTTATAATAATTTTATAAAAGACATATAAAGAAATAATAAAACTAATAATAATTAAGTAGTTCATATATATATTATATATAATATATATAAAGATTATTAATTAAATTAACTTAATTATATTTAACAAACATTTTATCATTAGAATTTTATAATTTTAAAAAGTGAAATAACAAAAAAAATTATAAAAAAAAAAGAAAATATATTATTTATAATAATATGTTAAAATTTACTAATGATAATCAAGAAATGTTATATTATTTAGGAAGATTGGCCGCAATTTTATAATAGGACCTATGCTTATATATAAAGCTTTATTATATGGAGATAATTTATTATTAATAATAGGTGCATTATTAATAATATGGGATGGTATTAAAGTTGGATTGCAATTATACAATTTTGTAAATAGAAAGAACTAGTAAATAAAATAAAAATTTAAATAAACAAATTTCATTTGACATATGTATACATAATTTATAAAATATCAATTATTTATATAACCCATTTTTACTGAATAAGGAGTTGTATCACTATTTTCTTTAGTTAAATTTTTTAACAAACCTTTGCAACATTGATAAAATGTGCTTCCATATTTAGGATGAACATAACCATATTTTTTATTAGCACTATATTTTCCGTCTCCTGCGGCCCAGCAAAGTGCTTTAGTATTAAGACCATTATTTTCATACCAGTTTAAAGATTTACAACAGGTTTTACAATTGAATATGTCTTTATTTTTACCTGAACTAGACCAGCATTTACTTGTTTTATCTTTAATTGAATTGCTATCTCTATATATAAAAGTTCTATCAGGACATTTAAATTTTTTTTTTTTTACAGGTGGCGGAGGTCTTGGCATACTACAGTCTCCAGTATTAGGATCCTGATTCATACCAGATGGACAAGGTATCCATGTGCATATACCTGTATCTTGATTTTGAATCATATATATAGATGGACACGGTGGCCATGTGCATTTACCGGTTGCAGAATCTTGATTCATTCCAGTAGGACATGGCGGCCATGAGCACTTACCGGTAGCAGGATCCTGATTCATTCCTGTTGGACATGTTGGCCATGAGCATTTACCTGTCGCATTATCTTGGTTCATACCGGCTGAACATGGCGGCCATGAACACTCGCCAGTATGGTTATTCTGATTCATTCCCGGTGGACAAGGCGGCCATGAGCATTTACCGGTATCAGGATCCTGATTCATTCCTGTAGGACAATCTTTCCATGAGCATTTGCCAGTATCAGTATCCTGTTTCATACCTGTAGGACAAGAAGGCCATGTGCATTTGCCAGTATCAGGATCTTGATTCATTCCAGTAGGACAAGGCGGCCATTTGCATTCACCGGTATCTAGATCCTGATTCATTCCGTAATAAGGACACGGTGGCCATGTGCACTTACCATAATCAGTATTTTGTATCATTCCTTGTGGACATGGTGGCCATGTGCATTTACCTGTATCATTATTTTGTTTCATACCTGTAGGACAAGGGAGCCATGTGCATTTTCCAGTATCTGTATCCTGTTTCATACCGGGTGGACAAGGAGACCATGTGCATTTACCAGTATCTAGATTCTGATTCATACCAGCCGGACAAGGCGGCCATGTGCATTCACCGGTATCTTTATCCTGATTCATATCTGGTGGACACGGCAGCCACGTGCATTTTCCTGTATCTAGATCTTGTTTCATTCCAGCCGGACATTGAGGCCATGTGCACTTACCGGAATCAGGATCCTGATTCATACCATTAGGACAAGGGGGCCAATTGCATTTACCGGTATTAGGATCTTGGTTCATACCATTAGGGCACGGTGCCCATGTGCATTTACCAGTATCAGGATCTTGTTTCATTCCATTAGGACAAGGCGGCCATGTGCATTCACCGGTAGTGTTATCCTGATTCATACCATTAGGACAAGGCGGCCATTTGCATTTACCGGTATCAGGATCTTGTTTCATTCCTGTAGGACAAGGTATCCAAGAACAAATACCAGTATCAGGATTTTGGTTCATACCAGTAGGACACGTTGGCCAATTGCATTTACCAGTATCTAGATCCTGATTCATACCAGTAGGACAAGGCGGCCAAGTGCATTTACCAGTATGAGTATCCTGATTCATACCAGTAGGACAAGGCGGCCATGTGCATTTACCAGTATCAGGATCCTGATTCATACCAGTAGGACAAGCTGGCCAAGTGCATTTGCCAGTATCTGGATCCTGATTCATACCAGTTGGACAAGGTGGCCATGTGCATTTGCCTGTCTCCGGATTTTGTATCATTCCGACTCGACACGAAGGCCATGAACATTTGCCGGTGACAGGATCCTGATTCATACCATTAGGACAAGGTGGCCATTTGCATTCACCGGTATCAGGATTTTGATTCATTTTGGGTGGGCAAGGTGGCCAAGAGCATATGCCAGTATCAGGATCCTGATTCATACCGAGTTTACATGGTGGCCAATCACATTGTATACCGTCTTTATGAATTATTTTTCCTTCAGGACATTTAAATTTATGTCTAATAGGAACAGGTAGTTTTTTAATTCCACATTTATCAATACCATCGGTAAGATCCGAATCGTATGTTCCAAATTTTATAATATTATTAAAATCGTTGTATATAAGTTTTAATTTATGTTTATCAAAATTAGTAAAACTCATATGTTTATAATAATTAGGTATNTTGTCTCTAATTAATTTAATTAATAAAGCTCTATTTTCAGTGCTAAAATTTACATCTTTATAAATTTTATTTATGTCATGTGCTTCGTTAATCATATCCGATAAACTAAGCATATTTTCGATGTTATATTTATTTTGATAATTATTAGTTTCTTTATATGTGTTTTTTGTAATATTATAGCGATACACTTTATTATCAACTTTATACCATTTTATAAAATCTTCAGAAGTTTCTTTATTTTTTTTTATATTATTATCTATAATATTATTAAATATTGATTTAGCTCTAACAACAAGATTAAATTTATTAATATCAGGTAAGGTATATGGTTTAGGTCCCCATGTATAGATTTCATAAATTTTATTTTGTGTAATTGATTTTTCAAAATACCTTACCTGTGATATAAGACCAGAAAATCCATTATTAAGAGTATTTATATATAGATTATTATTATTCATTTGAATATTACAAGGAAATGAGATAGTATCTATTAATACTCCGTCAATATATATATTAGAAGATGAAGAATTGCAAGTAATACCCAAATGCACCCAGCGACCTATAGGAAAATTATTAATAGTTTTAATAAGATGTGGATGATTAATAATTTTAGGATTAATATTAGGATTCATAGAAGGTAAATTCATACTTTTAAACAATGTTCCGATATCTTTATAATTTTTTTGTAATTGTTCAAAGGTCAATGGTATATTATTTTCTATATATATTTTAGAGTGTTGTAATTTTTCATTAAGGTCAGTTTTAAATAGTCCGTGATGACATCTAGAGCAAGGGTCTTTAATATTTTCACATGCTAAAGAAATTCCTTTACAATTATATATTGAATTGCATTTTTTTTTTAAAGATCCTAAAGTTTTATTATCTAATTTTTCTTGAAAAGGTTCATAATAATAAAGATTTTTTTTAAATTCATTGTATGAATAAGAACGTTCTACTAAATCATATAAAATTATCAATTGATTTGTTTTAGTATTAAGCCAAATAGCAGGTTGACATTTATTAGCAAAAGGATCACCTTTATGAAGTATATGTTTCCAAAGATTTTTATCACTACTAGTTTTATAATTAGAATCAGTTAACCAAAACCATAAAGTAAATGAATATTGATTTATATTAGTAGATTCAGGCAAAAATTTAGATTCGATTATTTCAGGAACAATAGCACTTTTAGCTTTATTAATAAAATTTGGATTTTTTTTTTTATATTTTAATAAATCTAGATATTTTATAATAATTTTATAAAAGACATATAAAGAAATAATAATATTTATAATAATTAAGTAATTCATATAATTAAATATAATATATATATAATATTTATAATTCTATACTAATTTACTTATAATTATAATATTTTTAAAAGTAATCACTTAAGGTTAAACTGACTTTTATAGTAAGAGTTCATTATAATTTTAATGAATATTTTTAATCAAGAATTAAATACAGGTAATATAGAATATAAATTAAATTTATGTAGTATGTCAGCGAATAAATTTCAGAAATATTCTACTCAACTTCAATTTAGAATTTTAGAAGGTAATGGTAATGCTGTATATATAATAGGAGTAAATGATTATGGATATGTTATTGGGATACCTGATAAAGAATTTAATTATACTATAAATTTATTTAATATGATTTGCGAAAATATTAAATGCAAAATAGATTTAATTCTTAAATGTAAATTACAAAATATTAAATTTTTAATTTTTAAAGTTTCTTCATCTTTAGATATTTCAAATCTTCCATTTTTGATTTAAATTATTTAAAAGCAAAATATTATTTATTAATAAAATGTTTTTATCATCAAAATATTTTCCCAATTTTTTAGCACGTGAAAAAACATCAGATAATAATAAAAATAATAAAAATAATAAAGATAATAAACATAACATAAATGAGACAAAAATTAATGAAAAAAAATAAATATTAGTTTGTAAATATATGTATAAATATATGTATAAATATATTAAAAATGCAAAAACAAAGATTAATGTAAAATTAAATTCAAAATTAGGAAAAAAATAATTAATAATTATATTTATTTTTTTGAATAGTCAAATAGATCAGGATAAGGGAATAGACCAAATTTTTTGTAAACCGGTAGCAAAACATTTAAAAGAAATGCATAAAAAACCAAACATAAAGATTGTGATTTACATCAGGATAATATTCTATACAATACGTCTGACAATGATGTTAAATTCATTGATTTTTCTTACTCAGAACCATTTGATAGAGACTATTCAGGATCAAATATTTAGGAACCAGAGAAAAATTGTAGTGAAATGCCAACAAAGAACCGTTCAATTGTAAGCCTTCATAGACAATTCTGCCCCATTTTATACTCTCGCACTTAAATATTAATTTTTATTACACTAATAATAAAGGGTATAAATAACAATAGATAACATATGTATAGAATAATTTTATCATTATTTAATTTAATACCAAATTTATTCAGTAAATCTTTGGTGTATCCATTAGGATCATCTTCATAATCATAATCTGATAAAAAACAACGATTATTATTAGTAATCCAATGAAATAATACAGCACCAATAAAAATCATATGTATTAATAATAATTTTTTGTTATTATGTGCCCATCCGAATAAAATAAATATTGTAATTAAATAATGAATAATTTTCCTTAAATTTTTGAATAAATCCATAATTAATATGTAAATATATTTATTTTGACATTTAAAGGTTAATTTTAATTATTTTTTATAAGTTTTTTTAGTAATAATGTTTTATCATCTAAATACTTTCCCAATTTTTTAAGACAAGACGAATTATCAAAAAAAGAAAATAATGAAAAAAATTAATGAAAAAAAATAAATATCAGTTTATAAATATATGTATAAATATGTTAAAAATCCAAAAACAAATATTAATGTAAAATTAAATACTGAACTAGGAAAAAAAATTATTAATAATTATATTATTTTTTTGAGAGGAGGAGTTTCATCAAAAGATGAAGATGAAGATGAATTTGTTAAAGTAAAAGGAAACGAAGGAGTATTGTCTGTTTTAGAAGTAAAAGGAAACGAAGGAGAATGGTCTGAAGTTGAAGTAGAAAATTCAAAAGAAGATTATTTTTTAGTAGATGAGAATCTAAAAGAAGATTTAGTAGGTCAACCCTTAGGATTAGAAAATTATGTGGGTGGATTAAAATTAAATAAAATTTTATCTAAAAAAAGCAGATATGCTTTAATATTTAATACATCAGACGAGGAGAAAATTGTAAAATGTGTTTTTATTTCACCAATATCCGGGCTAAAATTTATTTTTCGCTCAGCTTCACTAGAAGAAACTACAAAATATTCACTAAAAAAAAAAGAATTTGACAATGAGTGTGATAAATTTGAATTGATGAACAAATATCAAATTTCTCCGAAATTACATAAATGCATGATTATAGGTGTATACCATTTTAAAAATTTATTGTCAGATTATAAACAAGTTTTCGGTAATGAAACAAATTTTGATAAATTTTCTGAAATAGAAAATTTAAAAATAGGTATAATTGTTATGGAAAATTTAAAAAAATATTCCACACTTATAGACAATTATAGTATGCTTGATTATTGGATGGGAAAAGACCAAATTTATTGTAAAGCTGTGCAACAACATTTAAAAAAAATGCAAGATGAAACCAAACATAAACATTGTGATTTACATTTTGGTAATATTCTATACAATAAGTCTGATGATGATGTTAAATTTATTGATTTTTCTAAATCAGAAGCATTTGAGAGTGACAGAGACTATTCCGAATCAGATATTTGGGATGCAGAGAAAAATTGCAGTGGAATACAAAAACGAAGTTCTATAGCGGACCTTCATCATTTATTGTGTCCTAAATTATACTCTAGGTCGAAGAGTTGATTTATTATTAATTTAAATCTTTGTAAAGATTCAGGTTTAGATGTGTTAGAACAAGAAAACAAATGCTATTCAGCCAATTATAGCACAGTTTGTGCGAAAAATCTTAAAAAGATTTGCCCTAGAAACACATGGTTACCCGATAAATAAATATTTATTTAAGAAATATTTATTAATTTATAAATCCGACTAATATATATCTTTCTCCAGAAGTAATTGGTATACCAGCATGATAATGTGTTAATCTACCTGGATGAATAGAACAGTTCCCTATAGGTACATTTACACTTTTATGGTCTTGACGTACAAAATGTGTTCCTCCTCCCTCAAATTCATCATTAAGTGTGAATAATACACTATAAGATGATGAATCGTGATGGGGACATAAATCTTGTTGTCCATCCATAGAATATTTTACAATAAATACTATATTAGTTTCATTTGTTTTAAAATTGGAATATAGGTATGCTGCAAATTTAGAAATATATTTATCTAAAATAATTTTCCATTGATTATCTAAATCTAATTGATGTAAATGAATATCTCTAGTAGGCACATTTTCATATCCACCAGCTAATCTAATATCCTCATTTTTACCATCAGACCAATTATTAAGATTATTAGCAATATTAATCAAACATTTACATGCTAATGGTGTAAAAAACAAAAAATCATACAAATCTTTTATAGGCTCATTTATATTTATTTTATTCATATTATACATATTATCATTAATATTATTAACTATAAATTTTATGCTCCAATAATATAATGAATCTTCAATTAAAAAAAAATCAAATATGTCTGAAATAAATGAGTTATACCAATATTTTTCTGCATTTTCAGTTTTAATAATTTTACCATATATAGATGAACAATTAATATAAATAGGGCATTCCCATTTTCTTAAATTATTACATATGGCCATATCAATATCATCTTCAGTCCAAAGGTTATTACTATATATATTTTCTATATCTAAATTATTGATTAAATTATTGGATATTAAACAAGTATTATAAAAATAAGGAATATTATATAAACCTTTTTTTTCTTGATCTAATATTTTATTATAAAAATTTGAAGTTTTATAATATCCATTAATATCAATATCAGTCCAAAAATTTCTAAATCTAGTATTTTCCTGTGTTAATAAAGGAACTATTAAATCTTTATCTTGAATAATTAGATCTTTAATAACATTACTATTATCAATAATATGTGATATATCTACTGTAAAATAGTAATCATAATCTGAATTTTTAAAATTAATGAATGATTGCTTCCTATATTTTAGATTTTGTTTTGATATATTATTATCTAATTCAGTATAATTACTAAATTCAATTATTGAGTTATAATTTTTACTATTATTTTTTAATGTATATATATTATTTGAATTAAATTCATTATCGATTAACCATAAATTTTTAGAATATGCATTATATATTGTAAATTTAACATTATCTCCATTTTTATTAATTCCAAAATCAATATTAAATAAATTTATAAAAAAATTATTTTGAAAACCACATTTTTTGTCTAAAAATATAAATACATTAAATTTTTTTTTACAAGAAAATATTTCTACATCATATAAAAAATTAAGATCTAATGGAAATAATTCATCAATAAGTCTATTAAAAAGAATAATATGATTTTGAGTTAAGTTTTTTATATAAAATAATTTATTATTAGATAGTATATCATTGTAATTATTGTAAGTTATTTCTATAATATTATTTAATAAATTACTTTCAAATACATTTTTATAATAAACAAAAATATTATTAATAAATTCATCTAATAAGTCTATAGATTCTCTGTATAAAAATATAACATTATTATTAAATACTATTGGTTCATCAATTATTAAATTATCAAAAAAATGCTTTCCAAAGCCAATATATTTTTCTTTTAAATATATAATTATATTTTTACAATTATTATCAATTAAATAATTAGGAAAATTACTATTTTTAAGATTATCGGTAATATTAATATACTTGATATTATTAAGTTGTCTTTTAAGCAAATCTTGATTAAATATAGTATAATTTTTTGAAATTACAATATAATTTTTCATATGAATAATAAATACATTTAAATTTTTTTTAAGTAAAAATTTGATTTATTTTAATTTAAATATAATTAATCTAAATAATAAATGGCAAGTTTGAGATTGAAAAAAGAATTAGATGAACTTATAAAAAATCCTCCCACAAATTGTTCTGCTGGTAGTGTAGATAATGATTTATTTTACTGGAAAGCAAGTATAACAGGTCCAGAGTCAACACCATATTATGGAGGAATTTTTTCATTGGATATACATTTTCCGGTAGATTATCCATTTAAAGCGCCAAAATGCAATTTTACTACGAAAATATATCATCCAAATATTAATTCAGCAGGAAGTATTTGTGTAGATATTTTGCGTGATAATTGGAGTCCAGCATTAACAATATCCAAAATTTTACTTTCAATATCTTCTTTACTAAATGACCCTAATCCAGATGATCCTTTAGAAGCAGATATTGCGGATGAATACAAGAATAATAAAAAGTTGTTTGAGGAAACTGCCAAATCATGGACAATGATATATGCAATGGGAATTTAATAAATAATTTAAGTATTTACCAAAGAAAATAATATATTAATATTTTATAATTAGATGAATTATAAAATAATAATTTTTATTTTTATAATATTAATATTAATTTTTTTATTAAAAAATAAGAAAGAGAATTTTAAGGATAATTTGTGTCCGTTAGAGACTAGAAATAAGTGTAAAAATTATGCATCAATGATTGACGTGCCTAAAAATCTAAGAGTGCATGGTCCTTTTCCCAGGCCAAGTGGTGAAGATGTGCGCAAATATGTCACTAAAGAAGGTAGTTGTAAGTATGGAATATCAAAATTTTGGTGGTGTGGAGATAGTAAACAATATTGGGAAAACCAACATGGTCCAGCAGGGGTAAATGGTTATGATTGTTCAAATTGTAAGCCTTTTGGTATAAATTTAAAAAAAAAATCAA